CCTTATTTGGATTACGAGACACAAAATATTTTTCGTCAAATACCTTGATGAACTTGACAAATGGTAGAAAAAAGCCCTCTTTTATTTCTATAGGCAAAGAAAAAATGGTCCACTGGACCATAACTCGCTCTTTTATTTTCAAGCTCGTGAAAAAACAGTCCGTTAAGGACTGTTTTTTTATTTGAGACCGTATTTTATACCCTTTTATTTATTATCATTTTTCATTAAATAATAAGATAACTATATAAATAGAAGAAAGATTTTATAAAATTCTTATATATTCTTATCAATTATCATCAATCGGAACTTTTTCCGTTACCAAAATAAAGAGTTTCCCCACCTATTCCAAGGAATAAAGAGCAAGTTATTTTATACACATTTATGAAATAATATGCAAAAAAGTTGGTATTCCCAGCTTTTTTAATGTCTATTTCAAATTTTACACTATTGGTATTTTTATTATTTTTTATGTATCAATTTTGGTCAATTTTGGGGGAGAGATACACAAGAGGATTGACACCGTTATTTTCTGCATGTGCTAACATTCTAAATCAGGGGGGATATAGAAAAAATCTCTTGTCATAAATTCTACAAAATTTTTACCCCCTTTTTGTCTAACGGTTCCCGACTTGGAAGAAGTTCCCTTACTCGGTTCCCAATCATTTGAAAATATTTCAACAGGGTAGGGGGGTAAAATATAAAATCAACATTTATTATAAATCTAATTCCTTTTTGAATTACGATAAATATAGACTAGATATTTTTTCCGATGTCCCTTTCCCGTTGCACATTTCCCCTGCAGAAAAGCGTTTTGTTTTGGCATGGGGGCTTATTTATACTAGACTACTACCTTCAGTGTAATAGCTATTTTAATATTTTTCACGCGAGAAAAAATGTAGAATGACGGCGTGAAGTCCAAAGGCAATAGGGTGGTAGGGTACACCCCCCCTTTCTTCCAAATGCACTACAGACAATAGATAAGCCCTTAATACTAACATGTAAAGGGCTTAATGATTTTATATTCTTTTTTGTATTTTTTGAATGTTTTTCGTGTTCGTTGAATTAGTCATATCTTATATTCTGTCTAATTATGTTTCACTCTCTAAACTCAATGCTATCAAGGCTTTCAGCTATTCCTTAAATAATTACTAGCATTTTCTTCATTATGTCTAATTAATACTTGAAATTTGTCTTTAAATGTCAAAATTAGCCATCTTTGTATCTAGGTCATCTTGTCTAACTCCTATGTATATTAGCGTGATTGCTGGGCTTGAATGATTAAATATAGTCATCAAATCTGCTACATTCTTATACTTTTTATAATAGTGATAACCGAATGTTTTCCGCATGGTATGAGTACCAATATTTTCTATACCTAAATCATTCCCAGCGGTCTTTAATATCCAGTAAACTGTACGGCGGTCAAGCGGTTTGTTTACACCGTTACGGCTTTGAAAAAGATAATGATGGAGCGGTTTGCCTTCTACATACTTCCTTAACTCATTCTTTAGGGTTCGGGTCATTTTAATATTTTTCTGTTTTCCAGTTTTTTGTTCCCGTACTCTAATGTGCCAGCCTTGGACGTCCTTAACTCTTAACTTTAAAATATCGCCAATTCTAAAACCTGTGTTTATTCCCACAAGAAATAGAATATAGTTCCTTTCATTCCATGACCTCAGATAGTCCTTCATGGCTTGAATATCGTCTTTGTCGCGTATTGGCTCAACTGCATTCATTAGCTTCTTTCCCTTCTTCCTCACGCGCATTCAGATTGTCATATTCACTAGCGGACTTATTCGGGAAATAGTGACGCTCTAAGTTTTCTAACCATTGGGCGTGCCCTTCCATCATTCCCTTATTCTTTCCATCGGTTCGCGTTCTGAAGTTCTCTATATTGGTTTGCTTCAATAATTCCACCTTCTTTCTGTATTAAAATTACAACACCTTACAACGCTTAACAACACTTAGAATTATAAAGTGTTGTAGCGAAAACCCTTGGGGAGCAAGGGATTTGGAGATATTACTACACTTACTACACTTTTTTTGAATACGTTGAATTTTTTTATAATATATATACATACACAAGAAAGTATATTTCTTTTTTATTACTTTATATATAATAAGTGTAGTAAGTGTAGTAATATTATGTAAAGCGTTGGGGCTGTTGGGGTTTCGTCACTACACTTTTTCTAAAAAGTGTTGTACCAAGTGTTGTAAGTGTTGTAACTTATTTTTTCTTATAGCCCCTCTGCGCCTTCCCTTTGATTGGCACATATAGGGGTAAATAGTGGGGCTGGTCTTCCTTGGGGTAGAAACCTTTGGGAAGGTCTGCCCCTCTTGGTAGACTAATAGGATAAGCCAATTTTTCCCAGTCTTCGGGTAAATATTGCGGAAAGTGAGTATGAAAACCTTGACTACTGAAATTATGTTGGAAATTATGATAATCTGCAAAGCCTGTAAAGTACCACCATACCCAATCATTAGGAATAAAGGTAGAATGTAAGTTAGTAAATAGATTTTGTGAAAATGCTAAAACAGGGTCGATGGCTTCCTGGTATTCGTCTAGTAAATCTATAGACTTGCTCGGCTCTATAAAGTCCTTGAAATCTAGGTCGATAACTGTTTTTAATACGTATTCTAAAACGCTAGGGCGCGTGATATAATCGTTTTTGATTGCTCGGTTAGGTTTCCCCTTGAAGTGCTTATTAAAGGGTAAAATAACCATTCTACGCCGTATAGCGTGATAATCTCCCCGTATCTTTGGTAGGGTGTTTGTTGATTGAATGACAACGGTTTTTATAAAAGTACTATACGCGTCTTTTCCTTTTTTCTCTACCGTTACAGTATCCCCACCAACTAGGCTGAATAGTTTAGAAGTATCACGAATAACCGCCCCAGCTTGCACATCGTCGCCTATTATGGCTTGTTTTCCGATTGCTTGGGCTAGGGTAAAGCGATTATTAACATCTAAGTCCGTTATCTTTATACTTGCTATATTCTGCCGTCCTATTAGGTTTATAAATAACTCTTGTAGCGTTCCCTTTCCTGTTCCGCCTTCTCCTACAAACCAAAACATTTTAGCGTAACTTTCCCCACGTACAACGGCATTGAGTAGTTGAAGTGATAGCTGATAAAGTTCTTTATCCCCGTTAAATAAATCTAATAGCCAGTCCTTAAACTCCCAGCCCTTTATAGTCGGGCTTTGGGCGTGTGGATTGTAGTTGGTTTGTATCTTATGAGTGAATACCCTTGTTTCTGTAAACGGTTCTAGTGTCCGTGTCTTGCGGTTGTAGATACCATTTCCAACTATTATCAAATGTGGGGCGTTTTCCGCCTGTCTATGCGGTGCTTTTCGGGTTAAGTGATAAATACAATCACTAGCCCTTTTTTCGTTGTTCCGTGGCTCTATAATGCTTATAAAGTCTTTTAAAAATTCCCTATCATTGATATAAAGTCCATCATCAGGGTTATAAAAATAAACGGGTTTTGTTCCCTCATCGCTTTCAATTCTGCAAACTGTCAGCAATTCCGCCATATATTGGGCAACTATCAAAGGTGGAACAGGCTTTTTAATTTCTGCTTGTGCCTGCTTATCGTCTAACCCGTCTTCTAATAGCTTTCTATAGCGTTCTTCCTGCTTGTGTTGGACAAATTGAAATACTTTCCCTTGCCAACCTTTAAACGTTCTAAGCCGTACATCACGCGCATTATATGGCGTTTCTCCTGTTATTTGTCTTCCATACTGTGTAATACTACCCACCTTCTTTCTATGGTCTAGCTTATGATTTTTGTGTCTTGTTTTTGCTGATTGATAATGTATGCTATTGCATTGCCTGTATTTTCAGCAAAATAAAACCGTTTCATCACATCTAAGAAATAACTTGCTAGGCTTGACCGTCTCACAATGGCAGAAAATAGATCTACTACTTGTTCAAAATCATAGCCATGTAAATACATTTGTCTAATAAAAATAGCCGTTTCTTCCTTGGTGTAAATTCCATTTGTGATAGTATCAAACACCCAGCCATCTAAATATAACCCGCTTGCCTGTCTTTGCTGGTCTAACATGTATTTCTCAATGTCTTCTAGCTTTGCTAATAGACTTGTTTTCATGATACTTATTGGATAATCTCTAATAAGTTCCCACCCTTTCGGGGCTGGTACTTTTTCAACTACTTTTAAAGTAATATTGTTTAGGCTGAAAGGTGTGATATAACCACCAAATGGCAAGTAGTAGAAAAAGCGGAAAAAATTATCTTGCATTACTGCGCGTGTCGGATTATCTTTTAATAAATCTAGTAGTATTTGTTCCCCACGTTTTATAGTCACTTCCACAATACTATACATCTTTTTCCCTTTCTATGTTCTTTTGTTTCGCTATTTGTTGCTTTATCCATTCAGCCCTATCTTTATCATCTGACAAAGATATAAAAATATCTATTTCCTCGCGTGATATTTCTCCCTTAAGAAAAGCTATTATCACTTGATAAATTTCGGGGTTTTCTTTTCTAACGGTTTCTAATAGTTCTTCTATATCCATTCTTGAAACTCCTAGTTATATCTCTTGCCAGCAAGCCAAATATAAGCCCCGTAGTTATTGTTTATATGTTGCATGGTATGTTTACCCTCAGCAACTTTTTTAGGCATGCTAGGGGCTTGAATACTACCTAAACCAACGCCAAACCATAGAAAGAGGTTTAGCGGTGTAAATATTGCTATGAGTGTTAAAGCTTGTTCTATTGTCATTTCTTGCATTATAGTAGCCCCCGTTCTCTTAAATCTTTGATAACTAGACTCCGTAAATAGTGCCAGGTTGAAGTTATATCGCGTTTAATACCGTTACTCAAGTTGTTTTCTTTGATAGCCTTATCTAAGAAATTAAATAGCAACCATTCGGGAGCCTCCTTGAAGCTTGCCATACATTCGTTATCATACTCTTTTAACTCTCCAAGTAGGTTGTTTACATTCGCTTGATAAAATTCTTCATGACTTACTTCAGCCTGTAAAAATGCTTCAGATAGTCTATAAAATTCCGTCCAAAGCGAGATAACTGCTGTTCTACACTCTTCAGCAATTTCAGTAGCTCCCTTGTGACCTTTGGCGATATGCCAATCGCTTAAAATGTCTAGCTTTTCTTCTGCAACTTGTAACCGTTCTTCAAATTGTTTAAAATACTGTTTCATGTATGATTTTCCTTATACCTCGGCTTCTAGCAATACTTCAAGCCGTTTCTTTTCTTCTTCGATTTGTTTTTCAAGCGCTCCTATACCTGCCATTAGTTCGCTATGATTGGCTGGTATAAAATAGCCCTTATGATTGCCTTTGCGGTTGCCTATAATTGGTATTTTATGCTTGATTATCAGACGTCTAACACATTCCCTAACCGTTCTTTTATCTAGGTTGGTTTGTTGTGCTATGTGGCGCGCCGTGATGGCTTTTTCAATCCCTACACCGATTAGGCTATATATATGCTTATCGTTTCCTTTTAAGTCCATTTTGACCCCTTTCCACATTGTATTCTTGTATTTCTGGTATTGGCTCGCGCGGTGGCGCGTGCTTTTTCCGTGTGTTGACCTGTCTACAATTTTTCTTTTACTATACATGTTTTGGAACTAGCCTAGACTATCCCCAGCGGTTGCCCGCTCCAAACTTACTTAGTAAGTCTGTGCCAAAATAATAGCCTAGTTAGTGTGTGCTTTATGATTTTAAAAATCTTAAAATCTTGGAATAAATAATATTGACTTGCCTTCTCATTGTCCTTATGGTATGATTAAGGCAATAACAAAGGTGTGCAAGGGTTCGCCCTTCCCTGGTTATTGTTTAATCATTTGAAGGCTTATCAGTTTGGTCGCTGGTGTAAGCCTTTTTTGTTGTCATTCTTTCAACTTTTCCAGTATTTCGTCAACATCTCGCACATCATAGTAGATAGACTTCCCTTGACGGCGTGACCTTAACCCGCATGACTTTAAATATTTCATGTATTTGTGGTCAAAGCCGTATAACTCCATTACTTCCCCTTGTCGTAGGGGCTTTTTGTTTAGCCGTTCTATTTCGTCCTTTGCCATTTCACGCGCCAAAACTAAGGCACCGCGGACAAGTTCAAGGCTTGCGCTTTCGCTTAACAATGCTTCTGCCATTTGTTTTTCCTTCCTGTTCAATATATCGCCTAAAATCGTCTATACGGCGTTTTTTTGTTTTCTGGTATCTTTATACTACCCATTCTAAAAAATCGCTAGAATGTACCTTTTTTTGAGAATTTAACACCCTCTAGGCGTAAACCTCAGAAAATTCTTTGTAAATGTCGTCGGGTATTTCCGTTAGGGCTTGTTGTTGGAGCTGGATAGCCTTTAGGCGGTTTGTATCGCTTGCCGTTGGCTTATTGATAATGTCAGCCGTTGCTAAAACTTGCTTGAAATACTCGTCTAGCTTTAACTTCCGCCCCTCGGTAATTTCTTGTTTTTCTTCTCGTTTGGTTTTTAAGAATTGAAATTCGTCAATTTCATCATTCAGCAAGCTATAAGAGATAATGCCACGGTGTCGCCATTGGTTAAAACGTGCCTTAATTCCCTCTATCGTCCAACCTTTCAGCCGTTCTAGGAGTAAATCAAAGCTAACTAGCCCATTATCTTCATAAACCTGTAGGAGTAGTTCCTGTGTAAATGGTGTTTTAGTCATCTTCCGTCTCTCCCTCGATATATTCCAACTCCTTTTCTGTCAAAGTGCTATTGTATTCAGAAAGTAAGTAGCCTAGCCCTTCTTGTAAGCCTACCCATAGTTCACAAAATTCCTTTTTGTCTGTTTCTTTCGGTATAAGGGGCTGAAAGTCCTCTACTTTTTCGGCTAGGTCATACAATTCATACAGTTGTTTGAGTAAATCTAGGTACTTTTTACGGCTGATAGTATAGTTTTTACGGGCTTTCTTCCGTTTCTTCCCTCTTACTCGATAATGTAGAGTGTGTTCCTCTAGCATTTCTTGGATCTGTACCCATGCTTGGGCGTTTTGTTCCACCATATCGGGTAAAACTTCAGCATTTTCATCTAGCCCCATAGCTTCCGCCATGTTTACCTGCTCATCTACCCATTTTTTAAACTCTTTATAGGTCTGTGTCTTACTCATTTTGTTTTTTCTCCTTTAGTTTCTCTTGTAAATAGCCTTGTATCTCCCATATGAAACGGCTAACGGCTTCAAATTTGCCCGCTAGGGTCGTTTCTATGGCTTCATTATTCAAACTAGCTAGATAGTCGGTAATATAGTCTAGTTCTTCATCTGACTTGTTAGCACGCTCTAGGAGTGCTTCAAGTTGTTTACTTGCCATTGTCTGCCCCTGTGTCTTTTGTATGCTCCCAAAGGGCTTTATAATCGCCGTCATGGTCTAGGCTCTCTAGTAAGTATAGGGCTTCATCGCCAAAATCTGCGATATGGTCTAGTGTTGTAGTGACTGCCATTTCTGGGAAGTCTGTGTCTAGTGTACTGTCCGCCATATCCATTAGCATTAGTTCTAGGCTGATAACCCTTTCTAGGAGTTCTAGGCGTGTCGCCCGTTGTCCTAAAAAGGCTCTACGCTCTATAGAGTAGCGTTCTTCAATTGTGGTCATATTGTTTTTCCTTTCTAGCACGCGCCTGCGTGTTTATTCTTTGGATTAGGTGGGGAAACCCTGTATTATTGTTTAATCATTTGTTTTTGTTGTTGGTCGTAGTTTTAAGGGGTACGCCCTTAAAATGGTTTTTAGTTCTTTTTCTGCGCGTGATTGCCCTTGGTCGGTGGTCAATCATGAGTAAATAGCCATTGTAAGATAGCTAGAATGTGCCTAGCTGTCTTTTTTAGGGTTAGATAAAGTAGTCCGCCTATGTTTTTCTCCTTTCTTTGTCTGTGTCGTTTTCCTGTAGTGTGTGTGAAAGGTAGTTAGGAAAACTTACACATCTTCTAGTAGCCAATTTATGACACTTTCATAGATACGGCGCGGGGCGTCATAGTTGCCCCGCTCTACTTTGGCAAGTGTGGGCGGTGTGATTTGCAACTTTTTTGCAAGTTCTATTTTTCCGATTTGTAAGTCTGCACGCTTGCGCCGTACTTTTCTAGCATGGTCTTCCGTTAGTAGCATTTTTGTCCCTCCTTTCTTAAACGAAAAAACTTTCGTTACAAAACAATGATAACCGAAAAAACTTTCGTTGTCAACTGAGAAATGAAATTTTTTTCGTTCATAATTTTATTTTTTTAAATGTTCATGTTATACTTGTTTTTGTGAGAGGTAGAAAACATGGAAACTAAAAACAGGTTAAAAGAATTACGGAAAGCAAGTAATTTTTCCCAAAAAGATTTTTTTGAAAACATAGTGAAATCTAAGTTGAAACTAGATGTAACTTTACGAACCTATCAAAATTGGGAAAATCCTAATAATGAAATAAAATCAAAGCCAGCCCAGGCACTCGCTGACCATTTCGGCGTAAGTGTAGGGTATTTGTTGGGGTATGAGGACAAAGTAAAAAAAGAATTCTATAAACAACTTGACTTATACAATTTAGATGAATTTAGAAAGTTTAGAATAAAATTAAATATTGAATTATCTCTGCTAAACGGTATTTTAGATAATGATTATGAAAAAATATCTGACAAAGTTTCTTATCTAAACAATTTTGCTGATAAAGAATTAAAAAGAGGTATGGAAAATGAATGTTTAGAACCTCAAGAATTACAAGAATTATTTGAGTTACGAAATGTTGCGAGCTATTTTACATCTTTGGTAGAAACATTAGAACAACTCCAATATAATTTAAAAAAACTGTTAGAGGATACGGGAAAAGACACATAAAAAACGCCAACCCCAGTAGGTCGGCGCGTGGAATAAATCAAAAAGAAAGGAAACAAACTAACCTACAACATTGCCAATACTTCCCAGCTGGAAAGTGTGAATGTGCAGACCTTTTTTAGTGATAAAGTAGAAAAAAGCACGGAAAAACGCAAAAAATGACATAAATAGTTGAATTTTTCAATATAAGGAGTTATATTAAGTATAAAAAGGCTACTTGTAATTCTGTTTGTGTCTGCGTATTGTCGTAAGTTGCCTGTGTGGTATGCCAGCCAACAGTTAAGGGCTTTTTTAATTTTGTCATTACAAAAAGGTGGAATAGTTTTTATTCTGCCTTTTATAGTTAAATGAAACAAAAACAGTACATTTATGATATAATGTATTTATGGCATATTCATTAGATTTTCGT